CGGGATGCGGGCCAGGTAGCCCTGCAGCTCGGCGGTGGCGTCGGTGAGCGCAGACGACACCCGGACCGTGTCGACGGCGGTGCCGTTCGCCGAGGTGAGCTGAGCCACGAAGCGCTCGTCGAAGCGCCCCAGGAACTGCTCGACCGTGGCGAACGGCTCAGGCAATGGCGTTCTCCCAGAAGTGAGCCGCGAGCGGAGCCACGATGAGCTCCTTGACCGACTCGCCCGAGCGCACCTCGGTGCCGCCATAGAGACCCATGTCGACCTCCTTGGAGCCCGCCACGCGAGTGCCGAACTGCGCCGTGAACCCGAAGGTGATGCCTCCGGAGGTGTCCGCGGTCCGGTCGGTGTACACGGCCAGGGCATGCTTGCCCCAGACCCGCACGAGCTGAGCCGCCTTGCCCGGCTTGGCGTTGTTGACGCGACCCTCGCCGACGAGCACCTCAACGAGACCGAGCAGCTCGGCAACCTTCTCGCGCGTGGCGACGCCCGACGTGCCGGAATTGCCCAGGCACGCGGAGACCACCAGCGGGTGGGTACTCAGGGTGCGCCACACCTCCTGGCCGAGGATGAGTCGGTTGGGGCGCATGTAGGCTGCATCGAGGCCAGTCAGGATTGCGCGAATGGGGTCGACGTCCGCCTTGTTCCACTGCGTGGCCGTCACCAGGGTGGTCTTGTTGACCCCCGTGGTGTACTTGGCTGGGTCGAACACCAGCTTTGCCACCCGGATCTCCCGATCGAGCAGCACGGCGTTGGTGGCTCGCTCGGTGGCTCGCTCCTTCGGGTCGCACCCAGCGGGAGCCTCCGAGATGTCAGAGGCGGTCAACGGAACGGCGATGCCGAAGTCCTCGACCTCGGAGGGCTTGCGCTCCCCGGAGACGTCGACCTTCTGCATCACGCTGCGCTCTCCGACCCGAGTGTCGGGCACGGTGTACATCTCAGCAGCCGGGTACTCGATGTAGCCGAAACTCCGCTTGCCGACCGGCACTCGAGGCAACACCGCGTCGGCGATGAGCGACAGGTCGGGGTTCTTGTAGGCGATCGCGATCGACGTCAGGTGCGTGTCGCGAGGAAAAGCCTTGTCTGCTCCCATGATGGTCTCTCGTGGTTCTGGGTAGGGTTACGAAACAGCGATTGGGTGAAGGTGATGAGGGCGCTCAGTCGCGCCTCAGCCAGCCGCCGCGGTGGCGACCTCGGCGAGAGCAGCCTCGACGTTGGTGGCAGTCAGCAGGCCGCCGGCGTCAGCGACGGACACGGAGGCGGCAGCCAGGGTGGTGGTGGCCATGACACCGGGGCTGAGCAGCACCGAGCCGATGGTGCCCTCGTCGCCGTCCTCCCAGGCGACGCCGATGATGCGCTGCCCGTTGACGGTCGCCGCGATGGCTCGCCCGTCCGAGTCGGCCGTGAGGGGATTGCCACGCACCACGCTTCCGCCGTACTCGACCTCGGCCAGACCCAGGACGCACGCGTCGAAGCGCTCGCCGCTGGCCGCTGCCATCGGTCCGTTCACACCGAGCAGCGCGTCGCTCGCAGCGTCAGCCTGCACGTCGGTCTTCTCGTCGGCTCCCCGGGTGACGATGCGGTAGGCAGCGATGGCACCGCCGGCGGTGCGGTTCAGGGTGAGGATGGGCATTCGAGACATGGGTCAGCGGGCTCCTTGCTTGACGAGGCGCACGGCCTCAGAGGTGGAGATGCGGTTGCCCTTGGCCGCTTCGGACGCCTGAAGGCGCTGAGCGGCCTGGGCCACGATCGAGGGGTCGGTGTCCTCGCCGAACTCGACGGCTCCGCCGGAGATCTCGCGAAAGTTCACGACCTTGGGCAGAGCAGCGATGAGCTGCTTGGTGAGCTCCAGGGGGCTTGGGCCTTGGCCCTCCCCGAAGGACAGCACGGGCGCCTGGGACGCCGCCTCGAGCAGGTCGAGGGCGTGGGCTCGCTGGAAGGGAAGGCGCCTCCCCTCGCGGGCATGCCCCGCCAAGAGCACCTCGAACTCCCCGCGGCGCGCCTTGCGCTCCGCGAACGCCAGGGCCTCCTCGCGCTTGCGCAACTCGAGCTCCTTGGCGCTCGTGGCCTCGGAGTGGTCGAGCGAGGCAGCCGCCGCACCGTCCGCGGGCGTCGCGGCCATGGCCTCCGTGAGCGGAGCCTCCACCGCGCTCGTCAGGGCGCCGGCGATCGTGGCCTGCACCACACTGCCGGAGGTCTCACCCTCGGGAGGCGTGGCCAGGGCCTTGGCGGTCGACTCGGTCACGAGCTGCTCGAGCTTCGCCTTGTCGAGCTCGGGGAAGGCGGTCGCCAGATCCGCAACCACTCCGGCCACGACCAGCCGTGCCACGACCTCCGTGACCGCCGTGGCCACAGTCGAGGACGCCTGGCCCACGATCGCGTCCGTCGCCTGGGCCGCCGAGGCCTGCGCCTCAGTGCCCACCGCGGCGTCATCGGCGAAGTCGAAGGCGAGGTGCTCGCCCTCGGCGAAGGCGACCGGGGCCAGTCCCTTGACGGCCGGAGGCTGGGCGCCGAGGAACCCCACGTGGCGCAGGTGGTACTGCCCGGGGGTCGGGTTGGCGGGCGAGCTCGGCGAGTAGAAGCTCGCCGACACCTTCTTGTAGCGACCGGCGCCGACCGCCTCAGCGAAGCTGGGCTCGAGCTGGTCGACGGCTGCCAGCAGCTTGTCGCCGCGCACGTGCAGCGCCTTGACCCACCCGAACGCCGGGGCGTTGTCGGTGGGATGACCCAGCACCACCGGAGCCTCGTGACGGCTCGGGTTGTAGCTGTTGGCCACCCTCCGCAGATCGGCCTCTGAGAACGAGACCGCCTGTCCGCTCATGGCGGTGTGACGGCCAACCCTGAAAATCTCGATGAGCTTCGCCATGCGTGAGCTCATCGTGCTCACGGCAACCGCTCAGCGCACCGCGGAACAGTTCCACCACCCCTCGCCCCACGTCAGCGCACCATGACGATGCACGCGGCGGGGCAAATGCGCAAGGGCACGGTCAGCGATCGCTCGAACGTCAGGCCTCGGCGGGTGGCGACTTCAACGCAACGAACTTGGATTGCTCGAGGAGCATGATGTGAGCCCCGAAGCGCTTCGCTGCAGATCGCTGCGCGCGCCGCCACATCTCCGGATCAGGTGTTGGCTCAAACTCAGCCTCGATGGCTGCCGTCTCTTGGTAGCGTGCGAACTCTTCATTGAACCCGGACACATCGCCGGACCGATCCATCTTCTCGAAGGCGATCGCGTGCATGCTGTAGCGCTGGAAGAGCAGCTCACGCTTCGACTGTTCCTCGGGGACCAGCGCGCTCATCACAACGTGGTAGGTGAAGTTGGCGGTCGACTCGACGAGCAGGTGGAAGACCCGCGCATGCGGATCGGTGGAGAAGCAGTAGTCGTCGGCGGGCGAGGGGCACGAGGCAGAATCGTTCATGGTCGCCAAGGTGCGCGTCGCACCGGCACGACGCAGACCGGATCAGGACCACCCGCCACAAACGCCGAAGGCCCCGACTTGCGGGGCCCTCAGCTAGCATCGGCAGGATGCCAGGAAGCGCTGGATTTCGTCGTCAGCGACGTTCAGCCTTCGAAGCTGAGAGATGACCCAGTCCTCGCTCAGCTCGTTTCTACGTGGAATGTGAACCTGATCCTGAGTCTGCGGATGACTCCAGATGTCCACGTTGGGTGCCTGTCGACGGTACTTGAACCCACGACCACGCAGAAAATTCCGAAAGCAGTCATGCTGCATATTGGGGCTCCGACCTCCAGGGAGCGCTGAAGTGCATCGCAGTCAGCTCTTCAGCCGTTAGCTCACTTGGATTCGGAAGTGCCCCGGTGATGCTCCAGCCGTGCGAGGTGAGGAAGCTTCTCAACGTGCCATCCTCGAAGTGGATCAGAAAGAAGTAGTGCAGCGACTCGTTGATCATCTTCTTCAAGTCAGCGTCACTGTCCGCCTCGAGCACAAGGCCGATGGGGCGGCACTCCCCAAGCATCGTGCCGGTGGAGGTCTTGCTGATGTTCCAGACCAGATTGGCTTGGACCGTGATCTCTTGGTTCTTCATG